AAACCTCCACCAGTAATTCCACCATTTGTTGATTTGCCACTACCAGTAATTGCACCTGATGCACCGCCTGTGGCAAAACTGCCACTCGAACCACCAGTACCAATTTTAGAAATAGGTGAAATGTCTGCGCCCGGTTTTAGCAAATTAAAACCTCGAATTGCAATGTTTATTAAGTCAATTGCTGTATTTACTAATCCTCGCAAAGCACCAACGACATTTGCCATAATGTTTAAAACAACACTTGCAATGTCACCAATAATGCTAAAAGCTTGACCAATTACAGTTCCAATAATAGGAGCTGCGGCTTTAATTACATCAAAAAAAGCTTCAAATTCATCTTTGTTTTCAATGACTGTGGCCTTTATTTTATCAAAAGCAGATTTAAAACCTTCAAAAATAGGTTGAACAAAAGATTTGATAGAATTTGCAAGATTGGTTAAAGTGCCACTCATTCCTTTTTCATTTGATCCGAAAGCATCTGCAACCTTTTGCACAATTGGAATAACCTTTTCGGAAAAGAAATTGGCTAATTCTAAAACGACAGGCAAAAGTGCCGTGCCAATAGTGACTTTGGCGTTTTCCAATTGAGCTGTAAGAATGCGTGTTTTGTTTGCTAGGCCATCGCTGGTGCGCTCAAAATCGCCTTGAGCAGCTGATGTTTGCTGGTAAATAAGAGCTTGAGCCGCTAAAACCTTTTGTTGTGGGGTTAATGCATTTTTGGTTGTGCTGACAATTCCCAACTCCAAAGCAGCTTGGCGCAATGATGCATCATCAAGCAAAACGCCGTATGCACGCAATGGTTCGGCTTCACCGCGTAATGCTGAACCAATTGCATTGATTGCTTGCTCGGGTGATGTGTTGTTAAATGAAGCAAGATCAGAAGCTAATGAAACAAAACCGGTTGAAAAACCGGCTAAATCTTTGCCGCTTAATCCGGCTGCTCGACCAAATGTGGCAAATGTTGCAGCTGCATCCAACGCTTGTTGTTTAGTCTGGCCCAATGATGATGCTGCACCATCTGCAAATTTTTCAATGTCTTTAGCTGTGTCACCAAATAAAACACCAACTTTTGAAACTGTCTCGGATAAATCCGATGCAGCTTTAACGGCATCAACGCCAATTTTAATGGCCATTGCCCCGGCGGCAGCTGCCACAGCGGCAAATGCTAAGGCAGCTTTTTTGCTAAAATCCCCAACCTTAGTTCCAAATCCATCAACTTCGGTTGTTGCGCCTTTAACACCTTTTTTTAATGAATCTAAATCAGCATCAAAGGTTACTGTGACTTTTGGAATTTTTGCCATTAATCTAGTCCGTTCGCTCTGATAAGTGTTTGAACCATTGCAATATACTCTTTGGCCACAACCGGCGTGTAAAAATCAACGGCTGGTGTTATCCAATAACCGCTTGGATTTGCGGCTGCCTTAAATCTGTTTGTGTATCTTCTACCGGCTCTATCAATGCCGGGATGTGAGCCATATTCTGATCCCCATAAAAGCGTTCCAGCGGCAGCTCTTGATTGATTTGTGCGTTTGCCGCCTTTGCCTGTTTTGCCGCCATACTTGCGGCCAACTTGCTTGGTGCCACCAATATCAACACGAATAAGGCGGTCGCGTGGTGTGGTAATTGACTCCATTACCAATTTTGCTTGTGGTGTTGGAGATACAAGGCCAAATTGCATAAGCTGTCCGGCAAGTCTTTGTGACATTGTCTGAGCTTGAGTTCTCACTTGATCTTGGACTTCTTTTGGCAATGCAGACAAAAGCCTAAATAAATTTCTCAATTCTAAAGGTTCAACAGTAAATGAAAAAGTGCCGGTGTCTCTGGATGATTTACTCGCCATTTCGACTCCTCATAATTTCATACACAGTTAAAATATCTTCCGCTGTTTGAAACTCTGATCGTGACAATCCAGTTTGAATAGCCAATTCCCAAAGAATCCGGTTTATTGATCCGGATTCGTAACTTTTGGGTTTTCGGTTTCTCCCATTCTGATGTCAGTCACAGTTTCGCACCACGCTTCAAATGGCTTGACAGGTTTTCCGGCTGCCTCGCGCTTGCTTGCGTGATACGCCAAAAACATTAAATCAGCAATTCCCAATTTCTCGGCTACCTGCTGAATTGTGTTTCCGGTTTTCTGTTCCCACTTCATCCACTCCGGTGGAAGCGCGGTATAAATCGCGCTTTCCCCCGAGGTGAATTCTATTGTTATTGGTAGTTTCATGCTCCCGATTTCCTTCCTAGAGTGTTGGTGTGGTCACACAGGTAAATGCTAGTGAAACAGTTTGTGCATCCGGTGCTGTGCCTCCGGCTGATGGGAAAATTGGCTGCACATCAAAATTGAAAACTGATCCTGATGCAGCTGTAAAAACAACGCTTAATGGTGTATTTGGTGCGGTGTCTGCCGCTGTCCATAATGCGTTGCATAGTGATCCACCAGCTGGCCAATCGGCAAGCATTTCCACAGCAAATGAGCCTTGTGTATCGGTTGTGTAATACGCCTTGCCATCTAAAGTTTGATATGTATTGATTGTTGAATCAATAGTTAGAATTGCGGATGTGGCTTGTGCATCGTAGTTATCACCAGCAATGGTGAAAGTGATGTCTCTGCCGGTGACGATTGTTGTTGGCATGATTTCTCCTTAGTCGGTGTAATAGGTGCTGACTTGTAAATCGGCAATGAGGTATTTACCTGCACCGACTTCCAATGATTGAGGTTGATTCACATCGCCGACTTCATATCCATCGGGCATTGTGCTGATGATATTAATCATCAATTGTTCAAGATTGTCTAAAGCTGCGGCATTGTTAAGATAAGCAACAACACCTGTAACAGTCATGTTTATTTTAACTTTGGTTGTTGCGCCATTGATTAAAACGCTTTCCAAATACGGTGTTCCCGGAATTAAAACAATGCTTGGGCTAGTCATTGTCTCTGGAATTCCGTTATAGACATTTGCGGCAATAGTTGAAAGCGCAGTCTGTAATGGTGTTCGGATGTCAGCTTCAATGGTCATTGTGCCATCGTTTCTACATCTAAAAATGGCCCCAAAAGCCCAATGACTCTATTTGTGAGGCTGCGGCCTAAAATGAATGGTTGCGGTTGGAATGTGTCTGACATTATTTGGTTGCCGGGAGCTGTAATGCTTTGGAATATCTCAACCGACACGACCAAAATTGCGTTTTCAATTGGCGGTGTGTTTGCGTATAAAGCCGCTGCTGATGATCCGCTTAATGTCGCTGTTGCTGATGGGATAAATGGCAATGGATAAGTCCGGTCAGCGGCAGCTGTGGCAGCTGTAAATGTGTATGGCTCAATCCGATCATCGGTGACTGTATATGTGCCGTTGTATGTTCCGGCCCCGGTAACAACGACAGATTGCCCCGGCACAAAATAATTTGGCCGGATAGTTGTGAAATAAATGACGGAATCACTCACATTCGCAAATGTCACCGATGATTGGTATTGGGTCAGTAAAGGCAAAATCGTTTGTTCAGCTGAATCAATAAATGAATCAAGCTGTGCATCCGAATACAAGGAAACAGAGACACCAAGAATTGATCTGAGCTGTGAGGCTGTGACTATTGCTGGCATCTCTGTTCCTTTCGTATCGTTAGCGTTCGGGAGCGACCGCTACCGATGATTTAGTTATTTATATATCTCAGGTCTGGTTCCAGCATGCGCCAAATGGAATCTTTGGAGCAATAGCTGCATAGCCATAGTAAAGAATGTCAATGGTTCCATCGCTTTGGATTGCTGTGCGCAATGTAAAGCGTGGTGACTCATACCATGTCCATGCATCTGGATTGACAACGACCATTGAGAAATCTCCGGTTGATGTTGTTGGGCCAGCGTTACCAATTGAGCGAGAAACAAAGAGGTTAAGACCCGGTGAAACTACACCGCGCAATGAATCGCCTCTCACATTACCGGCTGCATTTGATGGTTGCGCTGCGTTGTATAGCGGTGCGCCATTGTCGTTGTAACCCATGATGTTTGTCCATTGTCCAGGAGAAACAACGATGTTGCGTGCAAATCCGAGTGATGATGAATAAACAGCACCGGCAGCTTGTGATGTGTAAGCAAGGAATCCTGTTGATGAGTTTGCATTGACACCTGTTTGCTGACCTGCACCAGCAATTGTGCCAACAGCAAATTCATCAGTTACTTTTGCATAGGCAAATTCAAGATTTTGAAGAAGCGCGGTGAGGTACTCAGGCCGGCTGCGGTCAATGAGTTCTACAGTTGAAATTGCGCGACCTTTAAAGCTTTGAACAGGTACGCTCAAGAATGTTGCTGATAGTGATGATTCTGTAACAGCTGCATTTTCTGCAACATTTGCCACAGTTGGCACAGCTGTAACGCGTGGAATTTCAAATGTCATTCCTTCGCCTACAAGTGTTTCACGGCTTAGCGCATCAATCATTCCACGATCAGCGTTAGCCAATGCATTAACAACCTGTGTGCTTTGTGGTGTTGGAACCATGCCCGGAGCTGTTCCTGTTGTGTTATCTGCTGCCTTGATGTATTGGCGTGAATCCTCATCATGGAGAATTGTTGCCTTTAGGTAGTGCTCAAGGTATGAAACCTTATTTACAATCGGTGATCGTGGAGCTGTGTAATAGGCAGGTCGTGATGATGCCTGCACAGCCTCAGCTGGAGCCTCTACCGGTTCAACGGCAGGAGCGGTGTTTTCGGTAGTGTTATCCACTTTGTCTCCTTCATTTGGGTTTGTTATTTCTGATACTTCTTGAGTTTCAGAATCTTCTGATGCGGCTACTTCTGAAACGCGCGCTGATCTAACAGCCGGTTCAGTAACCAAAGCGACAGCGGTGAGCTGTCCATTGAGCACCTTCATAGTGCCATCCTTTTGCATTTCGTAATTATCAACGGCCAATTCAATGCTGAACCCATCGCGTAATCCAGTCATTGCCTCAACAAGTGCATCATTGCCGGCTGTTGTGTTAGCGATTTTAAATGTGGCTGTCATTTCTTTATCATTTACATTCATGGCGATACTTTTGCCAATCCTGCGAGTATTGTCATGCTCAAGGTTAAGAAATACATCATTGACAGCAATTGATCCACGGGCAAAAACAACCTTGCCTGTTGATGCATTTGCATGCTCGTTAAATGCAACAATTCGGCCGGTGATTGTGCGTGCATCTGAATCAGCTGCCGTAATTTGCATCGGTGTTGTTAGCTTCATGAGATCATATCCTCCATCTGTCTAATTTCATCGGTAGTGATTGCTCCGATGTCAAATAAAATCTTGTAAATTTCTGCACGCTCTTTCTCTGAGCCGCGTAGGTATGCCTTCAAATCAAATTCAACGCGCTGTGTTGATGGCGTAAAATCTGGCATTGAGAGCCTGCTGGTAATGCTGTTCATCAGCGGCAAAAGTGAGAAATCAAGCAAGGTTTGGCGCGCCGTTTGGGCGTTTTGATATGTCATGGATGATCCAGTCGGCGCGTCAATAAAGTAGGCCGGAATGCCAACGGCTCTGGCCAATTCTGTTGCAATTATTTCGCGTGCAGCATTAAGGCCAATTTGCTCTGGTGTAAATCCAACAGTTTCCATTGTGATGTCAGCATTAAGAAAAGCTGTGCCACGATTTCTGCGAGCTGCTCCCCATGCATCAAGCAATTTAGCAATGCGATCAGCTGGCAACGCTGTTCCATTTGATTTCAAAACCATTGATGGCACAGGTTCGCGTGCATACATTGCAGCTGCTCGCTCAAGCTCTGCACCAGCACGAATTGTGCGACCGGCTCGGTTTAATAAACCTTCATCGTTGCCGTAAAACACAACAAGTGAGCCAACACCTCTTTCCGGCACTTGCTTGCCATCAACTGTGTAATAAAGAATTTCTGTTCCAGTATCGTTAAGAAAAGTGCCAACGCGGTTGGGTGAAACTCTCCACATTTCGCGCACTCTAAATGTGTCGGCAAAAAGCGATTGAACTTGAAAATAACTAAATCCTGTAAAAAGTAAATCCTCGCACGCCCATACCCATGAAACCGATCCCGGCACTCTGCGATCCGGTTCATCAATGACAATTGGCTGGTCAATGATTGTGCCTGTCTCTTTATCCCGTGTGATCAATGGAATTGTGGCGATGGAATTACAGATCATGTTTCTAGCGCGAGCGATGGCAGGCACGGACATGGCCTCTTCGCGGCTTGCAAGATAATCCGCGCCGCCAAATGGATAAAATGCATCAAGTGTTGGAGCTGGCCCAATTTGTGCAGCTATATCAGCACCGCGCGTTGGCGCGACTGTTTCAATGGTGCGTTTGCGGTCAAATAATCCCATGCACCCATTTTCTCAAAATGTCAAGCATCAACCCACTAAAATGTCTATTTCGGTTTCTGGGCGTGTCGCAAAATGTGTGCAAAGTGCTGCTGCTACGGCAGCCGCCACGGCCGTGCCGCTGGCACGCCTTCCAATAACCCAACCGCCATCGCCTTTACGCAATCGCACCGCTGAAAGCATTTGATCGGTCAGCGTTGATTGATTTCGGTGTTTGAGCCTACCGCTGTTAATTGCGCCCAAAAGCTCGTCACAAGCTTGCGGATAAGCCGAATCCATGTCATGGATTGGGATACCCGCTGGAACCATACGCGCCGCAATTGCGCCGGTTGTTCGCCGGCTGTATAGCAAATACTCAATGGGATACTTTCGGCAATAAGCCGCTGCATCATTTGCAATTGCCCGATCATCTAGCTGGATGGTGTTTTCCCATGTATGAAGCAGCTTTATTACAAAAGTTTCTGATCCAAGCTTTTGGGCTCCAACAAGTGCTGCATTTTTTCTGTCCGGTGAAATATCAATAGCCATCCATGTCAGTTTGTCAATATCAAGATCAATTGTTTCATCACCGCAAGCTTGCCATTCTTTGGCTCCAATAACGCTGGAGATAGTTTGCACCCAACGATTTAAAACCTCGGTTTGCACAACATCGGCAGGATCATTGAACACGGATCGGATATTGTCGGGATGGATTGTGATGTTGAGGCCGGGATTGGCAAAAGCTGCATTTTCCAATGAAATTTCATCGGTAGGAGCTGACCACTCAAAATATCCCACATTATCGGATGCCCCGGCGGCAGCTGCCAATCCGCGCTCGCGCAATTGATTCAAAACGATTGAGTGTGAATCACCGGCCGTGCTAAAGCAATTGACCTGTGGATTTTTGGCAGCCATCAATGTATATCGCATTGCGGCAAATGTCTCCATATCGTGCAGCTCTCGGATTTCATCCATGTGGATGCTTTCCGGTTTGCTTAAGCCGCGAGCAGCTGACCCACCAGCTTTGATGATAAACCGCGATCCTTCCAGCGTTTCAATTTCTTCGGCTCCATGTTGCCATCTAATGCGTTTGACCCGTTTAGCCAAATCATCATTGCTTTCAATAATCTGCACAATTGCCCGGAATTGCTCCAGCGATGTTACAAGCCGATGAGCCGTAGAGACTTGCAAGCTCTCGCGCCAATGAAATAAGCCCATAAGGATGCGCGCCATCATGTAGGTACTTTTGCCATTCTGCCTTGCAACGGTCGCGACCGAAATGGGATGGTAATACCTGCCGTCCGGTTTTACCTTAAGCGAGTGTTCGGCCAGCCACTTTTGCCACGGCATAAAGCCGCCTTCAATGATCTGGTTAGCAAAATCAATGAGTTCAAAGCCGCGTGATGGCAAATCATTGAGCGGTGAGTGAATTCTAGGCTCTATGACCGATTCAAAAACCGATTGCAGCCCATCTGAGACGATTTCAACCGGTTGTGGGTCAATTATGACCTGATCATCACTAATCATGGCTTTGGCTGTCGTTTTCGGGTACAAAGAAGCCCCGGGTAAGCTTGGTTGTGGAAACCGGCTCAAAAAAATCGAATGGCATCTTCTTTCCTTTCGATGTGTTGCATTTTACGCACGCACAGACCAAATTGGCCTCACTATCGTCACCGCCCCGGGCAACCGGCAGCACATGATCCACAGTCGTGGCGTTTTCTACTCCACAGTAGGCACAAATGCCTTGATCTCTGGCAATGATGCGCTTTCGGATTTGCTTCCATTTAGAGCTGTTAGCTTCTCTTTGAGACTTATAGGCCATCAATGCCACCCATGCTTTTTCCAATGAGCTAATGCTCCATTGCATATCTTGCCTTGATACCTGTGATCTATGTATCTCAAGCTCCAATCAATCATCCGATAACCATCAAGGTTGCGATACTTTGTATTGCGCATCTGGCCTAAGCCAAAGTGATTGCCGTTAGGATTAATAGCATCAACATGCCAATTAGATTCTTTTGTAATCAATGTATTAAAGCATTGAAACTCTTTGTAATTAACAATCCTTGAATGTGCATATAGCTTTAATGAATCAATTGATGCAGTTTGTTTAACATCTTTTGTTGAATGTGCCGGTGTAATCCCCATTACACACAGCACACCCAAAACCACCAAACATCGTCTGCGAGCTAACCGGCTAACCGGCTCGCCAACGAGTGTTGATGGTAGCAACCATGTCAAGTAGCGAGCGTAATCTTGAGCGATTCCAACAGGCTTCGCACACCTGTGGATAACGGCTGTGGATAACTTTCTCATTGACTTAGATCAGCAATCCGAGCATCATCCACAATCTTGATGCCAAATGTGCCGCATCCCATGCATTGAGCAAACCACTCATGCTCTGTTAATTCAGCACCTTTCTTTAATCCAAAGCGTTGCTTAGGCTTTCCATAAAGCTTCTTGCAGATTGAACAATCAAATTGCAGGATGTGCATAATTACTCCTTGCCAATGTTTCGATGGGTTGCAGGTTAGCTTGTGGCACAGTCCAATTGTCTTGGCTTGTGTTTTTATATCGTGGCTTCTTAGCTACAGCCACAGGCATCCAGCCGATGATGTGCATCTTTGGTGAATGGCCTGTGACTAATACAGCAATATCACGATCATGCCTATCGCTCTCTTGTATCCACAAATTAGATGATGGATTGGCTGACCATTTAACCTCAATATGTTCGCCCACATCGGCCTTTGATTTATCCCATGTGATGCCAGGTTGATAGTCATATCCCAGCCGCTTAGCAACAACCAATTCAGCTGCCATTGATTCAGCCATTTGTGCTACATATTCAAACCATGACAGGTTTTTTTGAAAGCGTGTTGGATGGTCTGCATTGCGATCGTGGCAATGTTGAATGGCTGCAATCATGCATTGAACCTCCTCGATGCGATTTATCATCGGCAGCCTCCACAAAACCAAATGATGTTTTCATTGCCATAGCCTTTTTGATAACCAAATTGGTCAAATTTCATCAGCTTTGAGCATTTATCGCATTGCTCAATTTTGTATTCCTCGATGATTTTGCCTTGAAACATAAGCTTTGCGGTGCGTGTTTGAGGATTGATGATTTCCATGTAATCGCTCATGCTTACACCTGCGGCTTAAATGTGCCATCGCTGGTCAATACATACCATTGAGGTTTGCATTGCTTTTCTTTGATTTTCTCGCTGCAAAAGTATCCAGCCCAAGCTTTAAGTGCATCGGGTTTGCTTTGATTCCATCGCATTGATCCGTGTGAGCATATGGGTGCAGCATTTGCCTCCCATGCTGTGTCTTTAACTTCTTCGGCTTCTTCTCGCGTTTGATAACTAGGCACATCGCCATGCTTTGTTGTCCAATAGTCATAATCGGCAGCTGGTGTTTCTGTTTTAACCAAGGCCATAACCTCTTTGGTGGCCTTTTCCGTGCCTCCCATGACAAGAGCCATCACACGCATCAAAGCTGAGGTACAGGTATCTTCAATCATCCAGCGTTTCATTTTGTCCGGATAAGCTGCAAGATAGCCGTGTGCATAATCCACACCGGCCGGCTCTGTTTCTAGCTGATTCCTAAAAGCTTTAGCTTGAACCAGCACATAACCTTTTTCAGCATTGAACTCAATGATGAGCGTTTCCAAACGGCCTTGAGGATAGGTCGCAATCCAGCGGTCGGTGCGATCCTTGTTGCCTTCGTAATTATCCATGAACGCCATTAGCGCACCGCCTGAGCTGATATGTGACGGCCAACAGCCTTGCCTCGTTGATAGCCTTCTTTGTGGCCTTCTTTATAACCGACTGAATAACTCACAATTGCCCACAGAATGCAGGCAATCGCCATTAGGACAAATAGCCCAATTTCACTTGTTGTCATTTTCTTGCTCCCGTTTCTGGGAGCCGTGTCTCAGCTCCCGATATAGAGAGTGACAGGCAAAACCGACAAATTCAAGATTCCTGCGTGGTTTGTGGCGTGTCGCTACCAATTTTCGGCTTGCTCTTTAAACCATTGCCTGCCAATACTCCACCCAATGAACCGGTCAAGAAAATTGCCAATGTTTTGAGCAAATCAATAAAAGCTGCATCATTTGGAGCTTGAGCAGAAATTGGCTGAGTTACAAAAATCAATGCGTAAGTGATTCCAATTGTGACAATAAGAAATACCATGGCCAAGGTTGTGCCAATGATAAGAATTAGCTGTGCATGTACTTCTTCCGGGCTACGGCGCCGTTGTGGCCGATGGCGGTAATGTTCCAATGACATCGCTAGTGCAGTTTCCCAATGGGATGCATTGCGGTTTTTGGCATTCCGGCTTTGTCCAATTTTCGAATTCTTGGCATTCATATCGTGTCCATCCTTGATAACCACACCCGGTGAGGCTTAGCGAAAAGAAAAAAGCTAAACCCACCGCGAGTAGTTTCGAAATCATTTCCCCGATGATCCGAAAGCTTTGTCAGCTGGATTGAGCCAACGCAAAATGACCGGCACGACAGCTGCAACGCCACCCATTGCCATTTGTTGTAATGAGCCTCCAGCCATATAAACAGCCAAAGCTGCTGCGATGTATGAGCGCCCCCATGATGCTGCAATTGCTTTTGCTTGATCCATTATTTCTCTCCTTTGGGTCTGTCCGGTAAATCACCGGTAAATGAGACATAAGCCGGACGGCCATATCCCACAACAAATGATCGCGCTCCCAAGGTGCGTGATTTGACCATCACTTCACCGCCATTTCGCTGATCTCCACCACCGCTGGTGTTGCCTTCAATCGTCACGATTTGTTTTTCCGATATTCGGATTACTAAACCGATGTGATTGATTGTCACCTTGTCATCAATGATGAAATCAAAAAACACAAAATCGCCAATCTTTGGCGTTTCATGCCATTGCTTGTTTTTCTTAAATGCCTCAGCTCCAGCTTTTGTGCTGACCACATTTGGCACTTTCACACCAGCTTGGTCAGCGCACCAATTCAAAAATGACCCACACCATGGCAGCTTGTCGGCTTTCATGTGTTTGCCATACTTTGTCTCGTTTTGTCCAGTCTCAGCTGTGCCAACTTCAGCAAGCGCAATCTGAATCAAACGAGGCAATGTGCCTTGTGGAAAATTACTCATTTGCCCAATTTTAAACTTTCTGGAATTGGTTTTGAGTATTCCCATTTGGCAACATATGAGCCTGATCCATCTGAGTCGTCTCTAATTTCAATTGATCCACGCAATCCAAAATCGCTATCTGTCAATTCTGGATAGGTAATCTTAATGAGTTCAATTAGGTTTTCTTTAACTTGCGGCATAATTTGCACTCCAATATGAGAATTCAGGACCGGCGACCAGTTGTCGAGTACCTGCTGTAACATAAATAAACACTTCTAAATAATCTGTTGTACCGTTCATATCTACTAAATAACCGCCATTTGTAATTTCTTCGGCACCTTGACTTTTGTAAAAGAACGATGCAACAACAGAACCGTTTTTATAGAGTCGAACTTCTGTGGTTCCTGTTGCGTTGATATCGGTTGTTGCATTTACAAAATACTTACCAGCTTTATTTGGTGTGAAGCGTTTGTTTGTTGTGTCATAACAACTGTCTGTATCAAAAACTTCAGTATCAAAATTTCCTTTAGTGTAAGTAGTTGCTGCAATAGTCTGATTAGTGCCGACATAAGCACTAAATGCTGGACCAGTACCACCAGCTGCAGCAGCCCATTTAACCTTATATGGTGAAACTGTTGTATCAGCTGTTAAAACTTGTCCGGTTGTGCCAATAGGCAAATTGTCATAAGTGCCTGAACCAGTACCAACAACAATGTCACCTGATGCGGTAATTGTCGTTGCCATATCATTTGTAATTGTTACTGCTCCTGATGTGCCACCGCCCGAAATTCCGGTGCCTGCTGTTACAGCTGTAATGTCACCGGGATTTGCAGTTGTCCATACAAAATCCATGTCGGTGTTTGAATTTTTTGCAAGAATTTGGCCAGTTGTTCCACCTAAGAGATCAGCCATTGATGTTGCCACCGCTTGGCCAAAGACCTCGAAATCAGCTGGCAAATCCGTAACCAAATCGGTGGCCACAGGCATTTGCCAGGAAAATGGGGTTGTTGGATTTGAAATTTTGTTTTCCTCCTTACGCTACGACTAACGCATCAGCCCAATTTAGGCTTCCGCTAATTGTGTTCCAAGCTTCTCCAGCTGGGACATCTTGCCATTGCATGGCTTGCAAGCTAAATGCCAACGGAGAAATTATTGCGGTTATTGAGATGGAATTGTATCCGGCACGCCATGTCCAGCCTTCGACAAATCCAAGATAAGTGCCTGATGCCATGTTCAATGGCAAATCGGTGATTCGCAATGGTAGGCCCATAAAAATGTTAATCAAAGCATCACGATTTGCATCGGTCAATTCCGAATTTGTCAGCTCAAATGTGATTTGATTGAAATTGTATTCTGGATAAGCTCTTAAAGTCAGATAAAAATCGGCTTGATCTTGAGCATCAGCAGCATTGTGCAATGTGGTGCTGATGATTTGACCTAATGATCCATAAAGACCAATTGAGGTTGTATCTACAGCTGATTTCTCTGATGATGATGTGGCATCGTATTTGAGAGTAATTGAATTTCGGACATCACCGGCTCGTTGCTGGATACTCAAACCTGAAGCCAAAGCTTCATTTGCTGAAACATCGGTATATCCGTTTAAAGCTAGATATTGGCTACGGTGAGTCGAATCTGCATACCCGATTTGACCCGTTCCGGACTCAAACAAATAACCCAATCCGGAGGTAGCCAAAGCTGAAACAAGCGAATAAACATCAATCCGTGAATTTGAGCGAGCAGCTAATTCATAGTTTCCGGGCCGATCAATTTCACCCAATCCTGAATTACCAGCGTTTGCCCATGTAATTGCTGGATCATAAGTATTCCATTGCAATGCAGCTGGTACTTCTTGCCATGAATCTAGCAAAACATCTTTCAAAACCTCATAAATTTGATCACCATCAAAGTCTTTGGCTAACACACCATTGGTCAATACTTTTGGCAATCTAGCCAAAGCACCCAAAGCGATGATGCTAATTCTCTGTGCATAATTGACATTGCCTACTTCTGCCACAGCTATGCCAACCTCAACAACCGAACCACCAAAAATTGGCACAAATGTAGCTGTTGAATCTTGCAATTCAATTGTTAAAGAATTGTTAATTTCAATTGGTACATTACTTTGATTGAGATTGATAATTTCTAAATTAATGTATCCTGCATTGGCTTGTTCGTAGATATTTGTGCGACCACTTGTGATTGTTAGATTGGCCAAAATGGCTGTTTGATATTGAACACCGCCAATGGTTACACGCCAAACCGGATTGAAAAGTGTCATCAGATTCCTACTAAATTGGTTGCACCGCCGGTGCCTCTAAAAAAGCTGTTATTTTGCGCGTTATTAAGTGCCCGTGTAAATCCTTCTTCATCAATAATTGATGGCGCATTAATATTGATGGTAACTGCTGGCTGACCTGAAGCGGCCATAATCCCGGCCAATGTGTTGGTATTTACGCCGGAGGTGCCAAATGCAAATGGCTGATTTGATGCAGCCATAATGCCTGCCAATGTTGTTGTGCCACTTCCAAAAACATCAAATGCACCAGCTACATCATCAACAATTTTTGTTACTTTTTTTGTTACGGCTGCTATACCGCTTGAACCACCGGATGTACTGGAACCCGTTGTTCCACCAGTTAAACCTCCACCAGTTAAACCTCCACCAGTTAAACCTCCACCAGTAATTCCACCATTTGTTGATTTGCCACTACCAGTAATTGCACCTGATGCACCGCCTGTGGCAAAACTGCCACTCGAACCACCAGTACCAATTTTAGAAATAGGTGAAATGTCTGTGCCCGGTTTTAGCAAATTAAAACCTCGAATTGCAATGTTTATTAAGTCAATTGCTGTATTTACTAATCCTCGCAAAG